ATTCCTGCTTGCCTTCAAAATTCTCTTAGATGATACTTGTCTATAAAAGTCCTTTTAGCTCCCTGTATGTCGTTATATGCGTTATAAATCTTATTAAACATATCCCTATATTTTGGAAAAGACCTATAATTAGATTTGTGCATCTTCATATAATAATTAATGAGAGTTCTATCTCTATTTATTCCTGAAGCTATTATATCAAAATGCGTATTATCTACCATTTTTGAGACTACGCTTACAACCATTCTAGGTATCTGTAATTCTTGTCTACGACTTTTTTGTGCTAAAGAACCTTCAGGCAATTCTAACATATTTGTAGTCATTTGACAAAGAGTCTTGAAGTTTAGTTCTTGTTCCATATTAGAAAGGCAAATCGTCTGCTGAACCGTTAGTTATTTCAGTTATCTTATTAGTTAATTTTTGGTCAAACGAATCTGCTTTTTTTGGAGCTTCTTGCATTACCCAATCAGTAAACTTCTGAGCAACTTTTATAACATCTTCTACACTACAACCATCATTACAGAAATCTACTGCTGCTTTTAAGCTAGACTGCTTTACAATCATTTTTTGTACATTGTCATCTTTTTTAAATCCACCTCCTCCAAAAGATTGAGGCTTTTGATATACAGGTTTTACTTTTGGAAAATTACCTCCTATAAATTCGTATTCAGTTTCTTGACCTACTACAAACTTATCTTGCTCTCTAGTTTTAGAAGAGTATTCTCCAGTATCTCCATTCTCAAAAGATATCTCGTTTTTATACATTAATCCGAACTTACCCTCCCAAGTTCCGTTAGGCTGTGCTGATGTTACTTTACTTTTTTTAATCATTTTAATATAGTTTTATTTTTTTACTAATTTCTAGGTATTAGTATTAACCTCATATTTTCTGTTTGTAAAAACCATTCTGGCAAAGATATATTTATTTCTTTAACATCTTCAGAATAGACATTTATGTCTTTTGAACTATTTATTGTTATTATCTTTTTAGGTATCCAAGTATTCCACTTTTTATTCCTATCTATAAATTCTATACATATAGCTTTAGGAGTCGTATATGCAATTTTAGCCATTGGATAACCTTCTATTACTATTCTGTCTTTAAACTCCATTAGTAGTTCCATTGTATATGTAGCAGTATAGAAGCTATTGATAATATTGTAAGGCCTATACAAGTTAAATAAAATTTAGTATTACTTACTTTACTTTCATTTACTACACTATAATCTTCTGAAGTATTTAATGATTTGAATTTGCCATCTTGGTTATAAGCTTTAGCATAAATAAAATCTGTATATTGCTTATTACTCATATTTAATGAGTGTCCGAATTTTTTACTTTTAATTTTCATTTCTTTTTTTATTTAATTTTATTTCGTTTTAATTATGGTACAAAGATACATACTTTTTAATTACTCACAAACTTTTTAACACTTTTTTTCACAAAAAGATGCTTTTACTCTAGTAAAATAATTTAAAAATTTATATATTAAATAGTAAAATACTCAAGATTATGAGCATATATAAGACAAATATGCGTATAGATTCGCCTTTTTTCATAAAGGCATTAATAAGTTTATTGGTAATGTACCATTATTTAGCACTACAGAGCATCCTATAGCTTGTTTTTTAAAGTTCTTAGCGTAAGCTGCTGCGTAAGTAGTAGAGTCTACGCCACACCCTACCTGCATTGCAAAAACCCTGTAACGCTTTCCTACATACCATCTCGTATAGGCTTCAGTATGAGTATGACCACAAACGCTTGACATTAGATTATTCTTTGCTTTAGTTTGAGCTTGTCCTCCTTCTCCGTGTTCATAAAGAACATCATCATATATAACAGATTCAACCCAATTCCAATTAGGAGTATTTAATACTTCGTTATATGATTTTATCCAAGCAGCAGGAATACCACCTGTCATCGCTTTTCTACTAGCCATTCTATCGTGATTCCCAATACATACATCAGCAATAGGAAAAGCTTTATACCATTCAGCTACTTTCTTTATAGTTTTTTCTAATTCATAACCTGCTGACATTCCATCAGGGTCAGGCTCGTGATAGCTAAAAGCGTGATTATCCAAAATATCGCCTATGAAGATTACTTGATTGCAATTATAAGTTTCGTATTGATCTATACAAAACTCAAGATAAGAGTCTAAACAAAAGGGTTCGTGCAAGTCACCGATAACTAGGATGTTCCTAGTCTCGGTTTCTCGCATCTTTTTTAGTGCCTCAATTTCGTGAGGCTTTAATCTAAATCTATTACTTTGACTCTTTTCCAAAGTCAGCAGCAGATTGTCCTAACAACATCGCTAGGCAAGAATACCATATTTTAGATACTGCATCTTCATCAGCTCCAATTGCTCCTGCAATTAAAGGAATGACAATAGATGATATACCTAGCCATACTTTTTTAGACTTTAAAAGTTTCATTAAAATAAATTGTTTCATAATTATATATAATTGGTTAATATTCAAAATTAGTGGCTTAATATAGCCATATTACATCTTCATCTTTATTATTATCAACATCGCAATGTATAAAAGTCTTTGCGATTCCAAATCTAGTTATTCCTACTTCCATTAATGCTTTTAGTATTATATACCTTTCTCTACTACCTGTATATCCTATGTCTACTGCTAAGCCTTTTTTATGACTACTTCCTATTCGAGCCTTAATAACAGTATCATTATGATGTGCTGTTCTATATCCTGAATTGATTTTAAAAGGAATACCTGCAATGCCTCTAGCAGTATCTAATCTTCTTAGAAAGTCTTTATCCATTCTGTAGCCAGAACCAACTTCATCAGGGCTATCAAATTCGCTAAGTTTAAAATAAGTTAAGTCCAAATTAGATATAATAGACTTTGTAGACTTTAACTCCATTAGCAGTTTCGCAAGCCAACTCTCTACGAATTTTAGGAGCTTTTTCATTAGCCTTTAAGTATTTAGGATTGGTTGAGTTGAGTTTTCTTTTTTTAGGCATTATCTATTTTTTTTATGATGCCACCACTTATCTACAGTATAAACTATTGATACTAATAATAGAATTATCTTTAAAAAAATCTCTAAGTTAGTGAAGGTTGTTATGCTTAGGATTGCTCCGTTCACTCCTAACACTTCGCCCACTTCTTTTGTTATCTGTTTGAATGGCATCTTTTAAGTATGTCTTTAGTTTAGTTATATTAATTGTCTTCGGTTTGTAGTATTTCTTCATTATGACAAATCTCCTGCTGTTAAGAAATCTCTTAATGTTAATTTTGTGCTTTGTCTTGGTTTTTCTAGGTTCATTCCATTATAGTAGGCGTTTCTGTCTGGACTAACATCTGCACCACTGTTCGTTGAGTATTCAGGAAAACTCCCTATATTATTAGTCACGTAGTCTATCATACGTTCGGTGTAATATTCAGCTGTATTCCTAATCTCTTCTCGCAAATGCTGTGACTCTTCAGTAGTAAGAGATGTTCCCGTTTCAGATGTTTTAGAATAAATATTACCGTTCTCTATCTTGAATCTTAGGAAAGGTACGGCGTGAAAAAATGCCCAGTTCGGTAACATATCTCCTATGTATTCATCTACTAAAGTTTTGTAAGCTTCATTACCTGCATTACCTAAAGTGCCTGCTGTAATTAAGTCTTTTAATTTTTGTGTTAAATCAGTTCCTAGCTTAGTTTCTACATACAATTTTTGCGACTGCCTTACATACGGTAAGAGCAAATCAATATCTACGTTGAGATTAATTGCGGTGCTGTCCTTAAGTTTCGCCTCTGATATAAATAATACGTATGCCATTTTTATCTAGGTTTTAAAAATCCGTTATTCTTCATTGTCTTAGGTGCTTTTGCTACTAAGCCACTATTTCTTTCTAAAGTAAATCCTTCGCTTATTGCTTTAGCATCTGATATAATTTGTTTATTATTAATATCAGCTTTAGCATTCCTTAAAGATGTTTTATAAACCTGCCTTTTCCAATAATGGTGGCAATTACCTCCACCCTTATAAAGCCAAATACTATATGTAGCATTATTACCTTTTGGACCCCAACCTTTATTTACAGGTTTATCTGTTAATTGTAAGATATCTTCTTTACGGTAAACTTTTTTAACTGTCATCATTAAACTACAAAAATCTCTAGTTTCCCCTTCTTGACTTAAAGCAGTATCTTTAGTATAAACATATCTTACCTTGTAATAGTCATTATAAGAATCATTCACTCCGTCCTGAGTACTCCTCGCATTAGGTCTAGCTGTTCCTGTTGAAGCTAACTCTAATTTACCCTCTACTAATTTATTTAATTCTGCTTCAAAATTGAAGTCTTCGTGTTCACCATCTGAATTTTCTTCATCTAATAACTCCCAATCTTCAGGAATGTCTTCTCCAAATTCATTAATAAAGCTATTTAATTCTGTAAAATTATCATCACTAAGTTTACAATTACAATCTTTTTTTAGACTTGTGATTTGCTCGTGATTCTCACAAGGCATATAGTAATTCTTGCCATCTTGCTTGTGTTCGTGATGCCCTTTACATCCAATTTTTTCAGCTTCTGCTTCTGCTTCTTCTTTTGTTTCAAATAAAGGTAATTCTACTCCATCTGTAATCATTGTTCCTACCTTTGCAAAGTCTTCTCTTACTTCTATATCTAAAGGTTCAAGTCCAAGCTCTGCACGTATCTCTGCTTGTGTCATAACTGCTTTTAAATCTTCGCTTGTAAATTCTAAAGTGATAGGTTTAAGCTGAACAAAGTTCACAGGCATATCCATATCATTTACTTTAAATATCTTTCTTAGTTCTTTTACAATATGATCTTGATAAGGCTTTACAACCGTATTTAAGTAAAAGTTTGCGGCTGCGTTAAGTTCGTCAACATTAGATCCAAGTCCTGTATCGTTTTTAATACCCATCAGCATTGGTGATGTAACTCGGTGTCCTGTCAATATATTTTGAGTCAGTAATTCTTGTAAAGCTAAGTATTGTTTGTCAGCATCACTCATACTAATCGGCACAATCTCAGGAGTTCTATTTCTATCGTCTGAGAAGGTAAGTACGAATCTACCTGCTGCTTTTTCTCCTGTAAATTTCTGTGCAAGACTTTGTTCTATTTGATATCTTTCTTCTGCTGTTGGTACACCGTTAGCAAAAGAAATAAAGTAGCTCCCTGCAAATCCATTTGATATATTAGACAAATGATATTCCGCTACCTTTTGATCAACAAGTGCCCAGTTATTTGCGGCCGTATAATCTGGTGTGTGATATACGTTCATATTAGGACTGTAAAGTCCTGAGTATAGTATCTGATTAGCTGAAGTTCTATCTTTAGTGTTAAAAGCAGGCACTCTGTAAGGCTTGTTAGTTCTTGTGTTTGCCCAGTCAGCTGAAATGTAATAAGCCTC